AAAAGTAATGGTGTAGGTTAATAGCCTTATCCTTTAGCGGTTTTCGTGGTATGCCCGTGCGAACTACATTGTAGTTCAGAACGAAGCTCCCGCCTCTAAGCGTCAGCGTAGGTGGTGAGTAATTCACCATATTACTTGATAAATTTCAATGTGCAACGACAATTTACTACCTCTTCTGCTGCTCCATTTTGATCGCCAGGATATTGCATTTTGCTATTACCTACCTCGAAATAATCTAACAAATCTATACTTTTATAATCCGCCATAAATTCATGCGAATCTCTGGTAACAGCATCTAAAATAGGTATCCATTTCTTTTTACTATATCCAGCTTCAACAGCTCCCATCAGCATAGAATAATTACTTATTCCTGCTACTTCTGTTCGTGCTATAGTTTTAGACCTACTTTTATTAAATCCACTATATAATTGTCTTAAATCATACGCTAACGCTCTCTTACTTTTATTATTCTCAAAGTAATCAACTAATATATATTTTATATCTTTCTTAGTTGTATCTGATATATAGGTTATCTTATTACCAGCAAAATCATTAATATAGTCATTTACATCTTTGCTTATATTAAACTTCATATCAGCTTTATTGTATTCATTTATCACATAATTTTTAAAATAAGTGAATATAATATTATAAATTGTAATAAAATTACTCTTCCACATTTGCTTATTATTGTTAATTGTACTATTTATATTTTTCTCTAATGTTCCATCCGTGCTATTTTGTACAGTTGTTAATATACTTTTCAATTCATTATCAAACATATTAATAGACATTTTTTCAAATGTTAAATCAAATTTTGATCTTTTTGCTTCTATAGTATCAGTATAACTTTTACATTCTAATAGTAGTACTTTTTTTTTACATCTTCATCGCTATTTATGCTTTTACTATCTGTAGTTGTAGATTCAGCATTAAGTTTAGGTGCCTTAATATCTGTATAATATATATTATCGACTTTTTCATCGAATTCATAATCAAGTGCCTCTCTAGCTTCATACCGCTTTATTATTCCATCTTTCCATAATCCTCTTGTATTTGCTATTACTATTGACCTATTTTCATTTAACGCTGCTATCTTATCAAAATTAGGTTCTACATATAGATTATCTGCATATCTTATTACTAAATCACTATTAAGTACATTAGTTATTCTATCCATATAACGAGGTATAATAGTAGATTCCCAAAATGCTTTATCTGCCTCACCATAATTTGCGTAGGTCTGCCCCTCGGGGACGCCTACTAATTGGCTAGGTACTCCAAACCCTGCGCATATCTCAGTTCGATTAATTTTTCGTTGTTCAAGAAAATCCATGTCAATCGGCGATAATCCAAACTGTACATATGATGCCTTTTCTGCATTAAGTATTAACGGAACTCTTGCGTTATTTGGCCCTGAATAACGTTTTATCCATTCACTTCGCATTTTCTCTTGAAGTTCTGGACTAGGATTTAATAATTGTATTCCTCCTGCTGGTACTGCACTATTCTGTAATGTATTCTTGTTCCATTCTATACCTTCATTTTCTGTATCAATAGTTCTGGCCATCGACTTAATAGGCGATAACCCATTATATGCGTCCGAAGGGTCAAAAAACTTTGACCATAATATTTCTTCTTTTTCATATGTATAAATTTTACCATTTATATTATATTCAAATCCTTGAACAAATTCATTCAAATTAGGTATTGGCATAGTATAATGTGGATATAAAAATTCCATTTGTGTAGGCAGTATTTTATTATTATACTTAGCATAAAATTTACCTTGCAATGCCAAATATGTCGCCCATATATCAAAGAAATCTTTGCTAGATGTATAACTATTAGTCTTATTATTCAGCATAGTTAGAATTGGATGCTCTTCTATTTCGACTATATTGCCATTTCTACTACGCCTATATAAGCACCAATCCACACTACTAGCGCATGAAGCAATAAGAGATACACAAGCATATACCCATACAATTTTATTATACGCCTCTTTTATATAAGCTTCATCGTCTTGAGTTCGCCATATTGCACGACCATAATTACTCATCATTGTTAATTGTACAGCTTTATTTATTATAGCTGCTTTGATATTATCTATTAATTTCAATCTATCACCCGCTTATATAAAAGATACTTCATTAATTCCGGATACAGTCTAAATATTATCTTCCCGATAATCTCAGGCTGCTCAGGTTCTATTTTTTTAGTTATAATATAACTATTTATGTATTTATTCATATTAACTCCATGACATAAAAAAAGAGCCTTTCAGCTCCTATTTACTATATAATATTCTTTTTTGTTCTCTTTCTTTTCTATCGAATAATTTACCAGTTCTAATTAAGAATTCATGCATTGTAATAAGTTTTAAGCTATGTTTATGATTGATTATAGCAATATATTTGAAATACTTTTCTTTTGTATCCTTGTATTTAATTAATTTAGACTTCATTGTGTTACCTCCTAAGATTTACTATACTTATATTATAATATCTCAAAAGGTTTATTACATTGTACTAAAGTATTATTTTTCGTACTACTTTTAGATTATATATTAATCATAATATTCAGTGTTCACCTAATAATAAATATTTGTATTATTATCTAAATATTATGATTGTTAACAAAATATTATCGCTTCCCTATTATCCATTTCTGATTCATAGGCATATCTAAGAGCATCTAATAAATTATCTAATTTCTTTACTGGTACAGGTAATATATTACCGTTCTTATCTTCTTTCCATTTATATTGTGATATTTCATTTTTAAAGTTTTGACATTTATTATCTATGATAATTTTATGTTTCTGTAAAAATTTAATACCAAAATCTACACTATCGGGTCCTTTTTTTGCTCCTACTGCATATACTCCATACTTTTTTAACTCATATATAGACTTAGGTTCTGCGCTATCACATGTTACTAATTGTCTATCTATTTTTTCATTTATAAGCTTTGCTAGTTCTTCATTATCTGTTTCTTTTACATAAATTTCATCTAATATATATATTATCTTATGATCTTTATCATAATGAGTTTTAACAAATGCGTTAGGATGATCTGCAAATCCGAAATCATTACCATTTAATATATTATCAGCATATTCTTTCATTTCTGTTAAATCAGACATTTCCCAGTTTTTATATATTACTGCTCCTAATATTCCCCAATGCTTTTATGTTACGATATAACCGTTACCGTTATATCTCTTATAGTTTCCTATAAGTTCAGACTATATCTTCAATATTTAATAATATTGCTCTCTGTTTCGACATTACTTAATGCCTACTCCCTTACGGGATAGTCGTTACACTTCAACTTAAATATTCAAATTTGTAGCCTTTACACACATACAGCAAAGTGTAAACTAATATGTTTAAGTTGTAGCTCGGCATTGTCCTCGACTTAACGTTAGGATGTTCACCGAATTAAGAGAGTTTTAATTGAGCCATTGTATTAACCCAATGTATAAACTTGGTAAAAATACTCGTCTGTTTCATCTTCTAATGCTTTTATGTCGTCTTCTGTTAAGAATTTATTATCTTTATAAGTAGAATGCATAATTAATAATTCATCATCTTCATATAAATTATCGTCATCATTCCAATTTTTAAAGTATTCAGTATAAATCCAATGTGTTTGTAAAATTGGATTGAATGATAGTATCATTCTTTTTTTATGTTTACTTTTACCTCTTAAACGTTTATATAATTGCTTGACTGCTTTATATTCTGTCTCAGTAGATTCTTCTACCCAAATATCTGTTATTACACCATGAATTGGAGTTATTGATTTAATCTTTTCAGGGTCATCTAATCCAGCAAATAATATTTGTTTATTATTTGTCATACATGTAATAACTAGATCTGATTTATTTATATTAAATATCTCAGTTAATTTAAATCGTCGTATAGCTTTTACTATCTCATTGAAAGAACTTTTCTTTAATGTAGCTGCTACATTTCTACATATTAAATAATTCCTGCCTTGGCATACATCTATTACAGTACGTTGAGCTAAAAAAACAGACTTTCCTGATGAACTTCCACCAAAAAAAATCTGAGTTCTTTGTTGTTTATCTATATGCTCTAAATGCCTTTTATTGAATACTCTCGATTTAATCTTCATCGTCGTCGTCTATATCAATAACTAAATTTTGTATTTTCTGATTAATATCAAATTTACCTTCTTGCCTATCTTTCCACTTTTCAGCATTAAGATTTTTTAGAGCAAATATAATAGCAACATCAGATGGAACTATTTGTTTCTTTATCTTTTCAACTTTTCTTTTTTCTTTTCCATCTAATCCTTTTTCGATCAATGTTTTTGTTTCTTCGTATTCATATCCTGAGCATTTCTTATATAGCATTGATTCAATATGTAATGTTAAGTTTTGCTGTCCTTTTTTTAATGTATCCGCAAATTCCGCCTTTGATTTATATCTATCAAACGAATCTTGGCTTATTCCTAATTTTTCAGCTATACAATATTCTGGTTCACCTTTTTCAATCCATTCAATTATATCTTTTAGATATGGTTTTACATGAGTACTATATTTTTCTTTTCTAGCCATAAAAAAATACACCGCCTTTCGTTGGTGTTCTCCTGATTTATATTATTTAATTTAATTATATACTTTGTTACATATCTCTATTATTAAATCTTCTGCCCATTTAGGAATATGTATATTATCTTGATTCCTTTTATAATATTCTAATGCTGTATCATTAAATTTAATTCCCATCGCCATCCAATCAACAATCATATGTATACAATGTAAATATTGCATTCCTGGATAATAATAGTCTATCTTTGTCCATGTTTCCCAGTGATGGTCGTTTTTATCTTGATGATGTTGACAAGCTTTAGCGAAATTATTATTTATAATTGTCTTTTCCTTGTTGTTAAACTCTTTGTATTGATAAAATTTATCTCTATATTGTGTAAATTCTTCTTTATCTAATTTTGATAAGTCATGATCTTTTATAGCCTGATCTAATAAAGAGAATTCAAAATCATCAGTTATAAATTTTTCATCTTTACATTTATCTTTTACTATACTCCAAGCATTTTGAACATTGTTGTAATGTTCTTCTATATAATCTAGATATTCTCTAGTTTTTATTATTTTTTTTACCATTAAATTTTCCATATAATCTCCTGATTTATATTATTTAAAGCTAATAATATGAATCGAACATACAACCTATTGTTTACAAGACAATTGCTCTGCCTATTGAGCTATATTAGCTAATTTATATTATTTAAAGCATATAAGATAATTAGACTCGAACTAATACCTATCACTTTTTATCATGCTGCTCTGACATTAAGCTATATCCTATATGCGAAATTATCATATTTATTTTACTCAATAGTATATCTATATGCTTTTTCATGATATCCAAGCATAGGCTCAAATTGTCTTATCACATCTTCAAATGAATATTTTTCGCCTATTTTTTCATCAAATTCTTTTGAATCTAAGCAAAAACTTTTTCCTACTATGTAAAATCCATTAATTGTTATTGCTATACAAATAGTTACTTTATTATCTTTATGTATAAATTCTTTACTTTTTATTTTACTTTCAATATAATTATTTTCCATATTTTCTCCTATTTATATAAATTGGTATAATCCAATTATTATCTTTAATACTAAAATAACTATATCCTTTTGCTATAAATATATCATTTCCATCTTTATCTATGACATATGTATTATTAGGATTAATTAACTTTAGCTTCATACCTTTTACTATATCTGGTGCTTTTATAATATTACTTTCGCACTTATCAATAATATGTTCAATAATTCTTATAGTTCCCTTGACTTCATGACTTCTATCATATTTATCGATAAAATCATCACATGATTTATAATGCTCAAACATACATATTTCTTTTTTAACACATGAAGTTATAGAATTAGCATTTAAATATTTGCAATCACAACATGATACATATTCTTGCTCAATAAATGGGCAATCATACATATTACAATCTGATAATACATCATCATGTTTACAGAAATCACTTTTCTTCTTTTTATATTTACATATATCTTTCAAATCATCAAAATTGCATGATATTATTTCTTTTTTTCTTGTTATCATATTATTCCTTATTTTACTCCTGCTTTCTTTAATTTATCAACTAATTTAGAAGCAAATTCATCTACGTCATTTTTATCATTTGCTGTATCTATATTAACTGTTATATTATCATTTTTATTCAATCTTTTAATTAATATATATCTTGCTGATACATTGACTAAGATTAATAATATAGAAACAATAATCATATGCCATACTTTTATATAATTTAAAATTTCAGCCATAGATGTATTCATATTATAATCACTCCTTAGCTTCTTTTTCTATATCATCAATGTTCATTTTTAAATATTCTGATACTTTTATATATCCTTCATCATTATCGTTTTCACTAAATCCTCTGAATTTACAACGTTTTGGGTACATTGATGTTATTTTTTTAGTTTCTTTATCAATTTCGATAAATATAGCCCATCCAAATGTATGCAGGATCATATTAATCCACCACAATAGACCAGTTCCCTTAAACTCAGTACATCTAATATTAATTCTATTTAAGAATTCATTATATTTAGTTTCAATTTCTTTTAATCTATCAAGCTCATTCATTTATATCACCTTTATCTTTATCATAATAATATCCGCCCTCACTATCGTTCTTATTCATTATATCAGCTAATTTATTCATTGTCATAGTCTTATCATCATTATCTAATAATTCAACTGTATCTTTCAATAGATTAGCTATATCTTTGAATACATCCATTCCAGTTATATTAAAATAATAATTACCTTTATTATCTTTAGTTATATATTTATCTATATTAGCCATTTTTTTACCTCATATTAATTATTATATATTATATCATGGATTGCATTTACTGCAAGGTGTATAGCCTTGACTTATTGCTTTAGCCTTATCGATTTTAATACAACTATTTTTAAGATAGCTGCAACCTGATCTATGATATTTTTTACCTGTCTTAGTTATATATACGATATTTGTTATTGTAGGCTTTGTAGTTACTGTATTATTTATTGTTGTACTAGGTTGGATAGGAGTAATATAGCCATTACTGTAGAATCTTGCTTCTCTTTTATTGTTATCCCACTTATAATCTATATCTAACTTTTTACATAATTCGCTATTTTTAGTATAAGTATAATTTTGAAAATTGAATAACAAATTATTATTATCAATTACTAATTTATCATCTATATATACATTATAAGCAGGTTTAACAAAATTATATACAACATTTCCTGCTACTGCTGTTGTAGTCATGATTATTATTAATATAAATACTATACTTAGAATTTTTTTCATAATTCACCTCAAATTAATTTTTAATTCATTCTGGTAATCTATTTCAAACATTTTTAATGTATCTAAATACATTTTATTTGTGTTCTGTCTTCTATAATCTTTACATTGCTTTACTTTGTTGAATTCTTTTATATTAGTGCATAAGCTTAACATTACTCTATACATCATATAATTTATATGAGCAGGAGGTATTGTTCGATATTTCATGCTATTCATGCCTAAAATATTTCTATGTATTATATCTATATCATTTTTACTTATATAATTATTAAATATAAATGGAAATAATTCGAATCTTTTATTATAAAGTGGTGTATGCTGTAATATTTCTAATGTAGTAAATTTAAATATAACTCTTGGAGTTAATTTATCTATAATAGGCAATTGTAAAAAGAATTCTTTCCACTGTTCTATTGAATCAATTCCAGTTATGCAAAATGCATTTAATTCAATTTTTAATTCATGAGCTTTATATATAAAATTATTAAACTGTTCATTTGTAAAATATTTACCATATTTTTTACGATTAGATTCTTCTGCAAACTCTACTCCACATCTAATCATATTTACATCTTTTACTTTTAATTTATCTACATCAGATATCATCATATCCTTAACATGACTTTTAACTTTTATATTATAATTATCTGAATATTCATTACTTACTAGATTTATATTATATTTTTTATTATTTGCTATGTTACAAGCTTTAATAATATTTATATTTTTATTATTATTGTGCTTATTAGTCCAGCTAGTTAAACAAAAATGACATTTATTTTTACATCCAACTCCCGACCAATAATATACACTTTTATTTGATTGTTTTATAATTGGTACATTGTTCCATTCAATATTTTGATTAGATTCTATTACTTCTCTATCTTTATCTTTACAATATACATGCTTAGATTGTTTTATTTCATCTAAGCTATTCAACTTAAAAAAATCAAATCCATGTCCTATCCATACATAATTAGCAAATATAGATAATAATTTAAAATGGACTGCTGCATGTCCACCAGCTACAATTGTTTTATTTAAATTTTCTATTCTTAATTTTTCTAATGCATATATAGAAAATATATCATTTAAGCTAATCAGTATTATATCGCAATCTTTTACATTATCTACAATAATATGATTGTTTATAGAAGCTAAATACTTTAATACTCCTACTGTATATGTTTGTAGTCCTTTTGATTCTTCATAAAAGTAATATTTCATAATTTTTCTATTTCTTCTAAAGCTTCTAACATTTTTACAAATATTATTTTATCAGCTTTGTTTTTTAATTCTTCATTTTCAGTCTCGCATAATTTAAGTGCAACTTCTCTAAATCTATCTATTATTTCTTCATCTTCTGTGTATTTGATTCTATAAGTATGTAAATTGAATATAGCCATTTTAGATGAATCATGTAAATGCCCTTTATTGTTTTGCTGTGTATTAGGTTCAATTAATTCAATATTATTTAAAATATTATCTATCTCTTCATCATCAAATCCAGTAAACATTTCTATTTCTTCTAATTCCTGAGCCAATAATTCAAAATCCCATTCAGAATATTCATTCGTTTTATTATCAGCTATGCGATATGCTTTAATTTGCTGATCTGTCATATCATCAGCAATCACTACAGGCAACGTTTTAACTTTTAGCTTCTTAGCTGCCTTCAATCTTGTATGCCCTGCAATTATATTATTATCCTTATCAACGACTAAAGGCTGTCTAAATCCAAATTCCTTGATTGATTCAGCAACTTTGTCTATTGCTTTTGAATTATTAATCCTAGGATTATTTTTATAAGGCTTTATATCATTTATATCCATTTGAATTATTTTCATGTTATCTCCTGATTAAATATTAAAAAGATGATGCCTGCTAGCACCACCTCTTTATATATCTTCTAACTTATGAATTGTCTAATCTTATCTAAACATAAGTTCAAATTATTGTAAAGTAGCATAAAGTATAAATTAGACATATTTTATGCATATTTTAGTATAATTATTTTTTAGACTACTTCCTTAACAACAATATCAATTACTATTTTTTTTTCAAACTCATGATAACAATTTTCACAATAGAAATTTATTTCTAATTCCTTGTTTAGTATAGGATAAGTAATATAATCATTATCATTAAATTCAACTATTTTATTACATTTTGGACATTTACATTCAATATTATATGGTAAGTAAAATCTTTTAACTTGTATTTTAAAATTATCTTTATTTTCAGTTATAATTAGATTATTCATATTATCATCTCCTAAGTTTATTATAAAAAAGAGTCATATAGACTCTAATTTATTATCATTTCTATTATTTTAAATATTGTCTTATCAATTTATCTTCCTTATCATAATCTTTAATGAAATTGATCTTATATATATCACCAATTTCATAGCTATTATATTCAGATTCAGATACATCTAATTCTAATTTTAAATTATTATATTCAATAGTTATATCAAAATCAGCAGGTATATATTTAGTATCTTTATATCTTGTTGATTTACCATTAACTTTTTTATTCCTATAAGATGTTTTATACTCAGCCTTATCATAATCTTTGCTTATTATTTTAGCTTTTACTACTTCTTTTTCAGACCTATATACTTTTGTACATCCTATTAATGCTAAGATAAAACTTATACATATTATAAATATTAATATCTTTTTCATATCACTTAACCTTTCTAAAATAATTTAATTGATTTAGCTTTATAGAACCATCCAACAAATTCATTACAAATTATGTCATATAATTCTTTATCTGACAATGTCATAATATTTTTAATATAGTGAAAATCAACATTATCAATCAATCGTTCCTTGTCAGATATATCATCTAAACTTTCTAAAAATTCAAACTCATTCTTCTTATTCCCTATCCCTATAAACAAAAAGAACGTTTTAGTTTTAGCACTTTCAATTATTGCTTTTCTTGCTTTTGATTTATCATTAGCATTTCCATCAACTATGCATATGCAAAGTTGAGGTAATTTATCATGTACATCATTCATAATTTTATTAATCATTGGTGCATAATCTGTGCCTGAAAAATAATATGATTTCTTTTTATTCATTATCTCAGATTCAATAAAATTTTCATAATTATTTTCGTTAACTGATACATCTAATTTTTTACATTCGCACGAAAATGGATATACTTCCATATCGCCATTATCATCAAGAATTTTAGCAACTGGATAGAATCTTGACATAATATTGTTAACTGTTCCATTTGAATATAATTTACCACTCATACCTGAATTATTCATACTTCCTGAAATATCTACAACAAATTTTACTTCCGCTTCTATTGTATGTTCTATCCCTGTCTTTTTTACTTCTTTCTCTAAACGAACTATAAAACTTTTTTCAGCTTGCTCTGTTGCCTTATCTAAATTTACCATTATAATTCCTCCTAATTTTAATTTTTATTCAATAATTTGTATTTCTTATTCATTTAATAATCTCATAAAATATATTGCTGACTTCACCGGTAGTCAGCTAACCGTATTAATTTATAAAAGTTCTTCTAATTTTCTTGCTATATTTGAAACATCTACAAACATATATTCTTTTCCTCTAGGTGTTCCAGCTATCCCTGATCGACCACCTGCTTCACTTCCGAATAATTCTTGCATAATTGTTACTGCATTAATTTCCTTTCCCCCATCTTCAAATGATAATGTAATACTTTTATACTGCTGGTTATAGCTGATAATAGCAGGTATAATCTTTTCCAATGTTTTAGAATAATATTCTCCTCCACAGAATATTTTATCAGTATTGAATATTCTGTATTTTTCATTCTCTTCATATAGTTTTGATTCGACTTCTGCTTCTCTTTCTTTTGCCCATTTTTTACCTTCTTCAATAAGCTTATCTTCAAATACTATACTATTTATTGCCTTAGCTGCTTTTTTAATTTGTTCGATTACATCTGTTGTTTCTGTTATTCTCTCTTTACGTCCCTGTATAAAATTCCAATAATAATATGCATTCAATCTTTGTCTTGTCAATATATCAACTTTAATATCATTAATACGATGTATTCCATTTACATCTATAAAAGCTGCTGCTTCACAAAAATGCGCCCATCCAGCATCGACTTCTTGACTTAGTCCTAATAAATTCATCAATCCTAAAATTGTATCTAAATCAATATGACTTATTAGAATTATAATATCTTCTAATTCATCATTAGATAATAATGTATATAAGTTAATATCTATGCAAGGAGCTTTATTTCCTGCATTTTCGCCATGATGAGCAGATGTATATAATTTGCCTTTTATTGTTTTCTTACCGTATTCAGCCTCAATTGTTACATCTGCATTTACCTTTCTTGCTTCTTCCACTGTTGGTGATAATAATATTTTAATCATTTTTGTTCCTCCTAAGAATATTTTATTTAGAGTCTATAACTCTATAGATTTACTATTTTCATATAGTATAGTAAATCTAACAACTATAGAATCTTATTTATTATAGAATTTTTCACTATCTAAAGTTAATCCATAACTTTTTAATATATTCTTTATATTACCTTTTGTATATCCTATTTGTTCAGATATATCATTTATTGAATATCCTGCTGTAAATAGCTTAAGTATATCATCTTGTACTAATGTTGCCTTATTCATTTTAAATTCCTCCTAATTTTATATTTATCTTAACAAAATTTCTAATTCATCTAATTCTTTTTTAATATTCTTTCCATCTTTAGCAATTTCAATGTGTTCTGATATTATTTGTATTGCACGAAGTAAAATTTTACTAATTATTTTTTGAGTTTCATTATTAATTATTAATGTTTTTACTTCATCTGATTTGTTATCAATTCTATATTCTTCGCATAGCACAAATGATGAGTTATTTGCTTCAACTATCATATCTATTTTATAAGGTATATTATTGATAATGATAATATCATTCTCTTTTCCATCTATTGTCGCATTATCTCGACAATCTTGATTAAATGTCTGCCATTCATTATTATTAATTTTCATATAATTTATATTTCCCATTCAAATCATCTCCATTCTTTAATATGTATACATCTTATCATCTAAATTTTAAATTGTATATAATACTAAAGTAGTATCTTTTATACTTTTATATTAGAATATAATACATAAGAAAATATAACTATAGCAAGTAAATTAAACATATTAACATCATTTTGTGTGCAAAATATCCATGAACAATTGAATACTATAGCAACAAAGCATAGTAATAATAGTAACTTTTTCATTTTATCATCCTCCAGAAAAGGAATAGGATGCCCTATTCCCTATTTATTTTATATCCTTTAATTTAGCGACACCATATAACATAGCAGAACCAATTATCATTATTACACAAGTAGAATTCATTAATTTTATATTACTATATGGATTGCTATAGAATTCATCAAGATCTAATGGATTTATTATAAATCCATATTTGATATTAGTTAATATAATATATATAGCAATTATTGTTGTAACTATGCATAATACTTTTAGTACCTTATATCTATTCATTTATATCATTCCTAACTTTATTATTATTTTGTTTTTTATCATCAGACAAAGATATACTTCCAACATAACACAATATACCGACTATACTATATAAAAATAATAAATCATATTCATTAATTACAATTTTATATATTATAGCTATAGTCAATATAATTATTCCAATAATACAAAATATTTTAAAAATTTTTCTCATTCATATCATCCCTTCATATATGTTTTTTTATCTTTTGTATAGATTCTACCCATCTTATTCAGTAAAGCATGGATATGCTGCACTTCCTTTTCTTTCATCTTTAATTTATCCGCTATAATAGATATTCCCTTAACCTGACCATTTTTATATCTATTATCCTTCATAGCTTTATATACTTTTTCTATTACATTGTTATCTATTTCTATCCCTATATCATGTTCTGATTTTGTTTTTACTGTTTTTACTGTTTTTACTTTTACTTCTTTTGCTTTTTTATTATCTATATACTGCTGAGCAGTATTAAGTTCTTTAGTTAAATCAACTTTTGGAAGTTTCTTATCTGTGTATGCTTGTATATTTAAATCTGGTTGTAGCTTATCGAATATACTTTCTCTAGTTTTGTTTATAAAATCAAAGTTATCTTTAATTCTATATTTGTATAGCTGCCAAAATTTACAACCCGCTAAATCAAAAGCTAAAGCCATTAATAATGTTAATAACATAGTAGTAACAAAAGTTTTAATTGATTTAATATTAGTTAAAAATTCTATTATAGTATTTAATCCCTTTGTGCTTTTCTTCTTACTATTTTCTTCTTTAGTATCTATATTTACTTTAGATACATATTTTTCTATTGATAAATCAATTTGTTTCATTTCATTATTAGCTTTATCAATAGATTTTTGCAGTCTAGTACTTTCTTTAGATATTACTGAATCAGCTTCATTTAAAGAATTCCCATTATCACTAAGCATTGCTAATTCAGAATTTTTTATTGATACTTCTTTATCTCTTTGTGTTGCCAATTCTCTTCTTGCTGTCAAATGATCTTTTGGTTTTCCATTTATATTACTATTATATCTATCTTTTATATTCTGTATTTCTGATATAATGCTATCTTGTTTTATTTTTTTTGATTCAGTAGATAATTTTGAATTAGCTGCTTTTGTATCCTTTAAACTATTTATTGTCAATTCCTTTTCTTTTGTTAGCTTATTTATTTCTTCTAATTTTTTAGTTTTATCTATTCTATATTGATTCAATGTTTTTTGATTTTCAGTTTTGCCTACTATAACAGATGATGTTTTTTGGTTATCGAAATTATTTATCATACTAATTTCAAAATTCATTGTATGAAGCAAGCTCATTAAAAGAAAGAAACACCATAATGCGAAGTACAAATTTGCTTTTTTCTTATTTTTAGTATATTCAGCGTAAAACATAAGCTTTGCACCTTCTAATACTAATGTTTTTGCAATTCCTATTATAAAATTGATTCCTACTAATCCTGCCGTAAATACTACAAATGTACAATATCCTGAGATGATGAAAGATAATAGTGTGAATATGAGTGCTAAATTTGGACCATCTATAAATTTATGTATGTCTATATTTCTTGCTTTTTTCATTCTTACCATCTCCTACTTGACAAATTTTTGTAGGAAAGATAATATATTTGTATTGTTAAGTATCTTTATTTTATCTATTATCATCTTTCCTTATTGGGGATCATCTCCCCTATTTTTTTTTATATCTTATAACTTTAATACTTTATTTACTTATCACCTTCTTTTCACTTTTTTGATTTAAATAAAATGTATAAAGAAAATTTATAAAAGCTGATATTCCCATATTATTTTTTTCAGCATCTTTATATATCATTTTCTTCTCTTCTTTCGATGTATAAAATTGTATTCTTTCAACCATTATTAATCACTTCCTAAATAATTTTTAAGTATTATTTTCATATACTACTTTATGATTACTTTTATATTATACACCTATATATAACTATATGTCAATATTATAAATATGAAATTACAAATTCTGAACATTAGTAAAATATGCATGACCAAAGATTTTATACATATAAATGTATGATTAATACTATAATATATATAAACATATAAGATTTATACAATAAAAAAGTATAATAATAAAATTGCTGAGTTGTAGTAAAACATGCATGACCAAAGATTATTTTACTATTATTTTTTATATATCAGTTATATAAAATTCAAACTTTAAATCTGAACAAAAGTAAAAATAAAAATAGGGAATAGTATTATAAAAGATAATACTAAAGTAGTATATAATTATTAAAATTTATATGATAAGATTATGATAATAAAATTATAGGAGATGATTTGAATGGATAAAAAAATTGAAATTAATGTAGTAAAAACAAATAATTGTTGTTTTTTATCAGATTGCTTTGCACAAATTGGAGAATATAAGTTTAGTAATCATAATTCTTATATTAAAGATTTATTGTTTGATGGTAAAAAACCGCTGTTAACATATATTAAAAATTGGTATATGTTAGATAGATTTCCAGAAAAAATTGAAATAGTTAAAAAAGATAGAATAAATGAAAGATATGAAATTATTGATGATAATATGATTTCTAATAAGTTATCAAAAATAATTGAATATAAAGATAGCGGCTCATATGATGACAATATATTAGATTCATTATATGAATACAAGTATGATATTAATGAATATTTAGTAAATGTTGAATGTAATTTAAATATATTATTTGAAATTGATAATTTCGAATTACCTAAAAAAATTGATTATAAAATTTTAAATGATAATAATTTTAATAAACATTTTATAAACATAACTAATGCTGATATTAATCATCAGATGTTAGATAAAATGATATTTCCTGAAATAATAATACATTCTAGGCCTTGTTCGCTGGATAGCAAGCAAGTATACGATATAACTAGACAATATATTATAGACAATATAAACAAAGATATTGCAAAAATTACCTCAAATTATGATTTTTGTTTTGAAGTAAAGAAAATAATAAAAAGAGTTGAGCCTAAAACATATGAAACTTATAATATTTTTGCTAGAACTAAAAAAGCAAGAAGTAAAACACATTATAAAGTTAGTGAATACAAAGAAATACAAATATTTGAAATGACAAATGAAAATGAAAAATACAAAGGATATACGCCTATATCTGCTATATATGCTAATAATGAAAATGAATTAAAAGAAAAGTTAGATGATTTTTTAGAAGATTTAATAAATTTTATAAACACACCAATTGAAGAATGCGAGCATTGTAAAGGAACTGGATATAAACAAGATATTGAAAATTTGAAAGGTGGTAATTAAAATGGGATGGGGCGAAGAAGATAGTAGATATAATCCGCATTCATATAACGGATATAAATCGGCTAAAATAACATCTGAAATTATCAAAGACATTAAAAGTGTAGACATAAATGAAAAATATAGTTACATTACACTTGAAACTAGTAGATATAGCTTTGAATTAAGAAGAAATGAAAGTTATAAAAACTTATCTACTTATGGATATTTTAATATCCAGCAAGATGGTATTTATGATACTGGAAGATGGTTAGAAGAAGATGAAATAATTTTATCTTTTTGTCGAGAATACTCCCACTTCTAAAGTGGTGGGATGAATCGACAATCTTTTTACTCCGAAACAACAATATGTAACTAAAGTATGATGCAATTTTGTAGTATAATATAAGTATGTCA